TGTTCTGCTTTATATTCATTGCTAGCTAAACATGATTCACGGATGGCGATTTCTTTATACACTTCAATAGCTGCCATTCTTGCTGCGTCTGGTAATTCTTCAAATCTCATGTCTATCTCCTGTTGTTTAAACTCTCGCTGTTACTGTTGTTGATTTGATGTGCCTGCATGTTTAACCCACTCAGGCGGTAGTGGTTTTTATTAAAATGCCTTACCGCCAGATTTGGCGCGGTTTTCTCGTTTATGGTCTGCCCGATGCCTGTTGTATGCTAATTTCTCAGCAATCGCGCCCTCGATGTCGTAACCAAATGCCCCTGCATAATCAAGAATACGAATAACAGCGTCTGCAAGTTCTACTTCGGCCATAGGACGATGCGGTAGATGGTCATCCATCAGGTTTTTATGTTCTCCCTCCATTGCTTCACTGATTTCAGAGTGAATTAAACAGAGTAATGTCCCGCGTTCACGGGGTTTATCCCACCAACCGGCTGCAACATTTTGCTGGTGAATTTGTTTTTGTAATTCAGTGAGTTTCATCTCAAAAGTCCTTCTTGTGGGGTTTGGGGTTAGATCTTTTAGGTAATATGCATGGTTAGCCACTGAATAGTGGCTAACCCCTCGCCGTAACGCCGCCTGACTCCAGTATCCGATTAGCTCTTTGCTTAGTTGAGTAAAGAGCTACATGTGGTAAGCAGCAGTTATTGAAGCTGTCTTCTTGTGGCTCATTAGAAATCCCCTTAGCCTGAACAATCAGATTAGCTATTACATTAACGCCATCATTTTGTGGCTTACGCTTGAGTACCAGCACTTTGCGTGGTTCGGTTTCTACCCCGAATGCCTCATCGATGATATTTTCAAGCGCTTTTACTTCGGACTGGCGAATGTGTTCTTCTAAACGGTGATGAGTCACTAGATCGCCACGTTCCAGATAGCGGCACATTTTGGAACTCAACCGACCGCCTTTAGGTAGAATAGTGATACTTTCCATTTGGTTACCCTCAATTAGTAAGTTTTGGGGCATAGTTAATGAACTGAGAGACTGTTTGCAATTTGCGCGTAGCTAAAAGATATGCGCAAACTTTACAGCGACTCTGTGTCTATCCTTAGACTCTGCTAACCACGCCCCAAAAATCACTTTGGGTAGGGACTCCCCACACGGGCGGGGCATTCATTGTAGGTACTACGGTTTAACTTGATTCTTTTGGTGCTTCTTATCGAATCATCCAGTTCTTCTTACGCCACTGGCGGCTACTTCGTGGGCGTCCTGCCTGTTCGATGGTTAGAATATACAAGCATTACTTTATGAAAACAAGTATTACTTGTCTTTATGAATGTGAGTATGCTCGTAAAAATTTATATTTACTTGTTTTTAAAGTGGATTTATTTTTATTGATTGTTGTAAATGTGACCAATTAGGTATTTTTAGGTGAGATAGTGAAGGGTATAGGGTAGAAAAGCCACCGAGTGGTGGTGGCTGGTTATAATTACTGCGCTTTCTTTCTAAAGTTATCGTCGTTCTTAACGAACTCAAAAGCATCAAGTATAATGCCTGTTATCCTCAATATATCTTCTGGAGTTTCTATAAATATTCTTGAGTTATTGGCAGATAATCCAGCCCTATTAACTTCATTGACTAATATGTCAGTTAGCTCAATAGGTATTTGAATGTAAGGTTTATTCTTCTTGTCAAAATATCTTATTATCCATCTATTTGATTTTCCTTGATAAAGAACACTAAAATAAGACTCTGTATCCTTGTATTGCAAATCAATAGAATCCCCGATTATTGATTTTGCTTTTTCATATAGAGATAATTCGTTTTTGGTGGTAACAATATTAGGATTGTTTGGATCGACTATATCATCTGATTCTTTCAGGTTTTCTTGAGGTTCGACTTCGTCTTGAATACCTTCAATTGGAACGTGTTTATTTGAAAGACCGGAAACGACCATTGCACTGACTGATTTCTCAACAGCTTGCTTTACTAGCGGGGTAATTGATTCAATAAAACGTTGATTTAATTGGCGTTCGACATTAGATCTACTGGCAACATATCTTACAAATTCACTATCAATATCTCTCAAGCTGGTGCTGATAGTTTTAGTAAATGCAGATAAGTAAACACTTTCTTCTGCAAGTGTTCTTAGTGCTTCTGGTTTGAATTTATCGTGTCTAAATCGATAGAGTTGTCCTACGTCTGCATCGCTAACCTCATCCATTTTAATGCGCAAGAATGGGGTAGGATCCATTACGTTTTTTTGCTTCAAGTCGGTAAAGAAACGCCACTCTAAACCATTTGTAATTGCCGAAATAGTAACTTCTGGGGTGGAGTTAAAATATCTAGATAACTGAGGGCAATGGTTATCCAGCTTTTCGTTGTACCCTTTTGCCTCAATAAACATGACTGGAACACCTTGACAGAACAAGGCATAATCCACCCGCTCATTTGCTTTTACTCCGGGGAAATCTGCTCCATACTCGGCTTTGACTTTTTGAGGGTCATATGGGCTGAACCCAAGAATATCTAAAAAAGGCAATATTAATGCCTGTTTAGTCGTTTCTTCGGTGGTGCAGTGTTGACCTGCATTATTAATGTGGTCAACATGATGTTTTATTTTTATCTTAAAATTTTCCATTCCCATTCCATAACCTTAGTAATCTAAAACGGAATACCAGAACATTTTCCCGATGATGCTCACTTGATCCTCATCTGCAACCTCATCTTCGTATTCATCACGGTTATAACTTCTGATAAGTAGCTTCCCTTTTGGGCGCCTGTAAAGACATTTAAGGCGTTTTAACCCATCCTGTTCAATCGCATATACTTTTCCATCAATAATTTTCTTATTAGAAATATCTATTGCTATTGCTGTCCCATCTGGAATAACTGGCTCCATGCTATCTCCCTTTGCAGGGAAACATAGAATTGTTGATCCATCTGTCGGAGCACCGATTCTCCGTAACGTCGCTTTAGAAAATCTCAACTTAAAGCTGTTGTAGTCCACGTCAATGCACTTACCACTGCCACATGCAAATTCAATATCTTTCAAAAATGGCACTTCCACCTCGTCGCTATCTAATGGGGTTTTACTGTCCCACGGCGAAATAGTTGTCCATTCGTTTTCAGGTGGGAGTTGCCCAGCATCCTTCTTGAGTGGATTAGTAGTCTCACCAAACAAAAGCCAATTAACATCAGCTTTAAGGATAGAAGCCAATGCTATTAGTCTTGATTTCCTTGGCTCTGTACTTGACTCCCACTGTTGTACAGACTGTGGGGTAACACCAAGCATATCTGCCAATTCAGCTTGAGTTATTTTTTTTGCAAGTCTGGCTTGCTTGATTCGTTCGTGCATGGTTTTCATACCTCAAATATACAAGCAAGACTTTTAATTTAGTAGCAAGCAAAACTTTACTTTTTAAAGTGTCTCTTGTATTTTATTTGTTGTTGATAGTAAAAAAGGAAAATCTTATGAGCATACTGGATGTAACAATAGAAAAAGCTGGTGGAGTACCAGCGTTGGCCAGAATGTTAAGTATTAAGGATCAAGCAGTCCGCCAGTGGATTAAAAAGGGGTGTATACCTCCTTCAAGATATGCCCAAATCCATGAAAAACTGGGAATACCGTTAGATAAATTAGTCAAAAGTAAAAACCTTTAATTCGAACGCTCTTTACAATGAATGCCCCGCCCGTGTGGGGAGTCCCTATCAATCAACCCCTTGTTGGTAGGCTAAATCAACTGAACCTCTTAAAGAGGGGTAGTTAAAGCTGACCCGAAATTATCAGGGCAGCCTGATCTCCTATTTAAATCACCATCATCTATCTCAGGATAGACGATATCTATCGTTTATTTATTAAACAAAACTTAACTATAGGAACTGTAGCAGATGGAAGTCGCAAAAACTCGCAATACTCGCGTTACGTGTAAGCCTCAAGAGCTGGAAACATTTTGGTTCAAATCAGCCGCGGAAACTGGAAACAGCCCGTTAGCTAGAGACATGGGGATTCACCCAACGGGATTGAGTCGGGAAAAGAGCCGGATAGTAAAACTGGCTAGCAGATTGGTTGTGCAATTGGGATTGCCAGAGGGAAGTGTCGCAGCGCCGGGATGTGAGGCAAACATTGTTCTGACAGGCATTGAGGCCAGCAAGTTGTTATTAGCACTGGATAACCTCAGATACCCAAAAAGAAAAACCCCAGTTGTTACAGCAACTGAGGCTTCTGAAATGCAACTTGAGATGTCGATTTAACGACTGAGAGGAAGTATGCAAGTCCCTCTCAAAACAACATTTCTACGAGGTTAATTATACATGAAAACGAAATTTAATCACAGCGCTGTGCATAAAAATCTCACGCGCGAACGGGAGACTCGTTCTGTCACCGAACAGGGATGTGAAAAACTGCGTGATGCTCTGGAGGATGCCAAATTGCGACTGGAGCATCGCGAGGAACTGACCGGAGGGAAACGCCATGAGTAACGTACACGCGCTAAAAAGAGTCACAGAAGCGCCGAGGAAATCGGGCAAGGGGTTTGCCTTGATGTACAGACAAATAATGGACTGCGACTTTTACAAGAAGGATTCTGAGGCTGTTCATTTGTGGCTGCATCTGATTTTGAAAGCAAACAGCAAGCCGGGTGTTGTCGATTCTGATATTGGGGAAGTGTTGTTAAGCCGGGGGCAGTTAATGACCAGCAGGCCTAAGCTGTGTGCTGAAACAGGAATTGGCGATAACAAAATGAGGGCATTACTGCGCAGTTTCAAATCCAAGGGCATGATTTCAACAGAGTCAAAAAACAACAATTTCAGCATTATCACGGTGCTGAAATATGACGAATTTCAAGGTGAAAATTGTCCAACGGTTGTCCAGCAGTTGTCCAACGCAAATCCAGATGTAGCAAGGGATGAAGAGGCGGAGTGTCCAACGGTTGTCCAAGACATGTCCATAAACAACAATATATATAATATAACTACATCTAACGATGTAGTTGGTGAGTTTTCTGACGAAAACAACCCGCCACAGCCAGTCAAGAAATCTCAGTCTAAGAAAGAATCAGTTCCCTACCAAGCCATGATCGACACGTATCACGAAATCTTGCCAGAGATGGCGAAAGTTACTGTCCTGCGAGACGCCAGAAAATCCAAGATGCGTACGTTCTGGCAACGAGCCAACAAGGAGTACCAGACTCAGCACCAAAAGTCGTTCACGCTGGAGAATTGGAAAGGTTATCTGGGCTACATAGCCGAGCACTGCCGCTGGATGATGGAGGATAGTCCTAACGGCAAGGGTGGCTGGTGGAGAGCAAAGAATCTGGATTACCTGATCACTGACCAATGTTACGTATCCGTCAAAGAGGACAGAGTGAATGACCGCAAAAATAACCGTTAATCAAGTCCCCCACAGCATCGAGGCAGAACAAAGCGTAATAGGTTCATTACTGCTAGACCCCCAGAGCGACAACTCCCAATACGTATTCTCGACATTAAACCCCGATGATTTTTACAGCCGTCATCACGGTATGATCTACGCCGAGATGAGAACCATGAATGGCAAACATCTGCCCATTGATGTTCTCACCGTTGATGATTGCCTAAAAAGCGCGGGTAAGTCTGGTAATACGGGCGGACTGCCTTATCTGGCTGAAATTAGTCGGAATACACCGAGCACTGCCAACATAGTTGCCTATGCCAAAAAAGTGCGTGAGACCGCCGCTGAACGCTACGCCATTGAGAAAACCAATGAGATTCAGCGTTTGCTCATGACACCCAGTATGCTCACATTCGCTGAGAAGATGGATATGGCTCAGCGGCTGATGGGTGATGCGGCCGAGAATGGTGTCACGGGTAAGAAAACAGGACTGAAACCCATCAGTGAGATTGCCGATCGCTTCTTTGAAAAGCTGGAAGAAAGATTTAACAATCCCGAATTACATCGGGGACTCAAGACCGGATTCCGAGATTTTGATGAAATGCTGGCGCCACGGTATATCGTGAATGGTTCACTGTTTGTCATTGGTGCACGTCCGAAGATGGGAAAAACCACAGTGCTCACTGAGATGGCTAAGAACGTTGCGGCCGAGGGTCATCCGGTATTGCTGTTCAGCATGGAAATGACCGATGAACAACTGTTCGAGCGCATGGTTAGCCAGAAATCAGGGGTTAACACAGACATACTGTATGGCGGAACGGATGACGATTACGAATGGGATCTGCTTTGTCGGGCGATAGGCGAGTTGAGAGATACTCCTAATGCCTGGGTTGATGATACTCCCGCAATGACCCTAGCCCATATCCAATCACAGTGCCGCAAAATCAAGCGCAAGGTTGGCAAGATTGGTTTTATCGGTGTGGACTATCTGACTCTGATGAAGACTGAGAAAGCAGACAGGAATGACATTGCTTACGGCAACATCACAAAGGGACTCAAGATACTGGCAAAAGAACTGGATACTGTGGTGGTTCTCCTGACCCAGCTTAACCGGAATCTGGAAGAACGCGCTAATAAACGTCCGACTGCCAGTGACAGCCGTGATACAGGCCAGATTGAACAGGATTGCGATTACTGGATGGGGGTCTACCGTGATTCAGTTTATCACGAGAAATCAGACCAAACGCTGACTGAGTTGATCCTGCGTCTCAATCGTCATGGCAAGTCAGGAACGACCTACATTGAGCAAAAAGGCCTGAGCTTATTCTCTATCGATCAAGTTGAAGGCGAGCGTAGAGCCAAGCGAAACGAATCTAACCCCAAACCCCACAAGAAGGACTTTTGAGATGAAATTCACTGAATTACAAAAACAAATTCACCAGCAAAATGTTGATGCCGGTTGGTGGGATAATCCCCGCGAGCGCGGGACATTACTCTGTTTAATTCACTCTGAAATCAGTGAAGCAATGGAGGGAGAACGCAAAAATTTGATGGATGACCATCTACCGCATCGTCCTATGGCCGAAGTAGAACTTGCAGACGCTGTTATTCGTATTCTTGATTATGCAGGGGCATTTGGTTACGACATCGAGGGCGCGATTGCTGAGAAATTAGCATACAACAGGCATCGGGCAGACCATAAACGAGAAAACCGCGCCAAATCTGGCGGTAAGGCATTTTAATGAAAATCAAAGCAAATGAGCTGACAGGCCGCGCGTTGGATTTTGTGGTGGCTAGAGCGATTGGTATGGATATTTATATGTGCGGTCGTGCTAATGACGATGAATATGGGTGGATTGGTAATTATAACGTCACGGCAGCGGCATTTGAGAAACCGGTTATTACCGTTGGTTTCTGTGGTGAGGTTTGTATTGAATTTCAGGCAGAGACAAAGCCGTATTCCCCATCAACCACATGGTCGCAGTGTGGGGAGTTGATTGAGAAGTACGAAATGGATTTAACCCCAGTTATGGGTGGAACCTATTGTGCTGGGTTATCAATTAAAGATGGTGCGCTATGTACTGATGATTATGTGAACATAGATATGTACGGAAAAACACCACAAATTGCCATCTGCCGTGCTGTCGTGGCTGCACAGTTGGGTGACGAGGTTGACATCCCTGATGAACTGGTGGAGGGGGTATGACACTCGAAATACTGCTAATTGTCGCGTTGATAGGAATTTACTATCACCATATGGTTAAAAAATAAGGATAAATAACGGAGGTTAGATGACAGCCAAAACATACTATCTCAGTAATAAATCTATCCAGCAAAACGCCATCGAAGCCATCAGAAATCTCCCGCTAGACCCCAAGAAACCCTACGAAATTAAACTCTCTGAACCTAAGCGCACCAATGCTCAGAATCGCAAGATGTGGGCGACGCTGAGAGATATTGCGGAACAGGTTCAATGGGATAGCGAGTGGTATGACAGCGAAGACTGGAAGGATTTAATTACTGTATTGAACAGACAAACCAAAGGCGAAGCGCAGCGGTCAGCCAGAGGGCTAGGCGGGGGACTCGTTTTTTTCGGGATGCGTACCAGCAAAATGAAGGTGGGTGAAATAGCTGAGGTCATTGAATGTGCTCACTGGTTTGGCACTGATAAGGGCGTGGTATTCAGCGATGACGCGAAGCAGGAACTGGAATGGGCGCAGCGGTTCGGCGATAAACAGAAACTCAAGAAGGAAATGGAGAATGAAAAAACAGGTACGGCGAAAATGTAAAATCTGTCGGGTGTGGTTCCATCCAAAATATGACCATGTATGGTGGTGTAGCCCGGAACATGGCGCAGAATTAGGAATGCGACGGCAAGACAGAAAATACGAAAAAGCCAGACAGAAACTAGAACGAGAACGACGACAAAAAGAAGTGGAAGCCCGAGACAAACTCAAAACCAGACGCCTAGCAGTAAAACCCCGCAGTTATTGGATTCAACAAGCCCAGCACGCCGTAAACGCCTACATCAGAGAACGAGACAGAGACCTGCCGTGTGTCTCCTGTGGCACGTACACGTCGTCTCAATGGGATGCAGGTCATTACCGGACGACAGCAGCAGCGCCACAACTGAGATTCGACGAGCGCAATATTCAACGGCAGTGCATTGTCTGCAACCAGCACAAATCCGGCAATCTGGTTCCGTACAGAGTGGAGCTAATCCGGCGCATTGGTCTGGGACCGGTTGAGGCTATCGAATCGAATCATGATCGCCATCGCTGGACGATTGAGGAATGTAAAGCCATCAGGGATGAGTACCGGCAGAAGCTCAGGGAGTTGAGACAGGAGGCGGCATGACATTCGACAATTTCAGCGAGGCAATTTCCTATGCCAGAAGACGGCGACGGGATGAGAGGAAGCATTTTGCGGTTCGGCAACGCAAAGACCGCCTTTATGTCACTAGGTTGACAGACTGCAAACGTCCTACATGGTCAACATTGGATGATCTGCGATTTGAGCATTACGGCGTAAAACCATACCCAGTCGTTAAATTAGAGCTGTCCGATACCCCGCTCATCATCGGTTTATTGGCCGCTGGTCTGTCACAGCGGAGCGTGGCCAATAAATTTGATGTTACACGCGGAGCGATACGGCGACTAATAACCAGAGTAAAACAACAACACACAGTATTGCCGGAGGTGAGATAGGATGAATTTAGAATCACTACCGAAATATTTTTCACCCAAAACAGCTATGTTTAGTGACTCTCCAGCCGCAACTGCTACTGATTCATATTCAATTACCGATGTCATGGCCTCGCTAGGATGGGCGTCCGCTCAGGCGAGGATGGGTATTGAACTGTTTTTGGCGAAACAGGGGATCAATAAACCAGATGAAGCAGTGGAGAGTCTCTATCACTATGCGCTAACGCAGGTTCACAAACACGCTGCAATCTCAAAACTTGATGAGGATATTAAAGGAGAAGTTCTGCAAATACTCGCAAATTACGCATTTCAGGATTATGCGAGGAGTGCAGCCAGTAAGAAGCCATGTTCAGAACTGCATTGTGAAGATGGGTTTATTACGGTTCGTAAGTTCTCGACAAAGTTCGGGACTAGCGAGGGGACATCTGTTAAATCGTTGGGTCTGAAACCGACACGGGTTGTTACCTCAATGCGCGAGCTGGAGGAAACTTGTCGTGTGCTCTGTCAGGTCTGCAAGGGTAAGACGACGGTAAGCCATTCATGCCGGTGCAATGGACGTGGGCAGGTTCTGGACGAAAAGCAAACCAAGCTGATCGGTATTCCAACTTACAAAACCTGTCCTAAGTGTTCAGGCCGTGGTTATTTTCGACTGCCAGCCGAAGATGTTAGACGCGCTATTTGTGACTCGGTGATAGAAATAAGCCAACCAACATGGTCACGAAATTTTAAGCCCTTCTATGAATCGCTGATAGAGGAGTGTTTTACAGAGGAGGCTCTTGCTGATTCTGTTCTATCAAAAATCACAAAAAGAGAAATTAATTTCACTTAATTCAATTTTTGTAGAAGTTAATTGTTGACTTGTTGAATAAAATAGCCCATCATTGCTCTAACGATGGGTTATTGCCTCTCGTTGAAACAGAAAAGAATTCCAAGGCCTCGCACTCGCGCTGAGGGATCCCCAGAAATCAGCGCTAATAAATCAAAACCATATTTTGGTAGATTCTGGCGAGGTATTTGAGT